TATATAATGCTGTTGTCGCGTATGTTCCTAAATCACTAACTTGAGATTCAGTAATTGACAAAGCTGCTTGGTGTTGCGTAACCGATGCTTGGGTAATATTTGAATTTGGGACGTTAGCCCATACGACCGCCGCAGACAAATCATTAGTTTCTGTAAAACTAGTCAGGTAACCTGCCGCTGAATGATCGCCCCATCCATATGCAGTATCCCATTGAGTTTGTTTTGCCGTGGTAGGAATTGCATAACCTGTGTCGTATGCAAAAGCTAATGTACCTGTGGTTGTAATTGGGCTGCCACTTACTGTAAGCCCTGTAGGAACGGTTGCGGCTACGCTGGTCACTGTCCCTGAACCTGCACCGTCAGCACCCCGTAAATCACTGGTGCTAAAGCCTAAACCATTATCAGAAGTAAAAGTCACAACACCAGTAGAAGAGTTGTAACTACCGCCAGTAAAGCCATCACCTTGCGGTCCAGTAGGTCCAGTAGGTCCTGTAGCTCCGGTTGGTCCTGCAGGTCCTGTTGGACCGGTTGCGCCTGTAGCGCCTGTAGGAATACCAAAGGCAAAAGAAGGATCACTACTAACATATGTAACAGTTGCGCTCGCCCCTACTGAGAGGTTAGTAGCAGATACTGTGAGGCTGTTTCCGAAGTTTAAAGTAGCGGTTTTAGAGGTTTCTGCGGCGCTAGCTGAGGCCGCTGCTGCAGAAGCTGAGTTTGCTGCGTTTGTCGCCTGTAAAGTTACTTCCGTAACTGTAGCGTCTGTCGTAGAATCGCCTGCACCACCTGTGCCACGAAAGATAGCCATTCAAATCTCCAGCATAGAATTAGGAAGACCCCTCCGAAGAGGGGTCTAGATAGTCAGATTATGCGTTAAAGACTAACGCTAATGCTGACTCAGGACGCAGTACTTTTACGCCGTAGAGTGTGTCTGCAGTGAACAAGTCACCCAGGTACTCTTGCTTGTACTGAGTCTGTGAGCGAACACCCATTTGCTCTGCGAATACCATCGCATCACGGTGTCCTAAGATACCTGCTTTAAGATCGCCACCCGCAGAGTTAGCAGCTGCAGTTTCGATAATAGGGCAGTTAGTAGAGACATAGATTTCAATACCATATAAGCTACCAATGTTACCGTTTTGCACAGGCTGACCTGATACGAAATCAGATGAGTTGTAGCGGTCGATACCACGGATAGTCTGTACAACTGATGGAGGTACAACAAGGAAACGTCCGTCCATAGGAGTATCGTTGTCATCCAACTCTTTAACTGCTTCACGGAAGCCCACATCAGTAAATACATCAGCCGCTGCAACAGTGTCAACAGCGTAAGCTGTCAAGTTTGTAGAGGCATCCATAAAGAACGAGTTGCTGTGAACATAGTCAGCACCATCAGAATCGCCGAATGACTTAGCCAAGGTAAACAAGTCAGTATCGACCTGCTTTGCAAGGGCATAACCTGCGTCTGAAGTGTAGAACTGACGGAGTGAAGCAAGTGCTTGCACATCAGTAATGTCTTCGATCAAACGAGAGTACTCGTAATGTTGATCGATTGTTACTTGTACTTCTGACTCCGTAGCCGCAATCAGAGTTACCTGAGTTGAAGCTGCTTTTGCAGAAGCATCGCCACGAGTAGGCTTAGGGATGTGAAGTGTGTCTCCCTTCTTACCTGTCATTGGCATACGGTTGATAAGATTAGCAAGAACGAGAGACTTCTCGTATGCCGCGATGATTTCGTCTGACCAAATTTCTGGGATAAAAGTAGCCGCAGTAGTATTGGTGACGTGGTTAGTACCTAGTGCCATTGTTAAAACTCCTTAACGCTATCTGACACGACCTTCCGCATATGCCGCCATAAGCTCATCAGAGAGTTGGGCGTACCGCTTTGGGTCTGTTTGCATAAGTTTAATAATATCGGCACGACGATAAATTTTACGAGAATTAGGTTCCCCCGATCCTTTTGCCTTACCTGTCGAAGCGGCTTTAGCTTGATTTTTGCGGTCCTGTTTCTGAACTACTTCAGTTTGTTTTACAACACTTTGACGTTCTTTCCATAAAGACAAAAGCTCGTCGGCGGCATCGTAGTCATACTGATTATGTGCGAGATTGTATAATTGTTGGCGGACTTTAGAAGCCATAATCCACTCGCCAAACTTCTCATCCTGGATAATATCCATGTAATCTGGATGATGTTGTTGTAGAGTAGATAAAGTAGCTGCTTGCCGTGCCTGGGCTGTATACATCTCCGCTTCTTTCAGTTTAGGATGCGAAGCTAGTTTACGCTCGATGTAGGCGTCAGGGTCATCAAAGAAATCAATCTCTGGGTCATCTTGTGCCTGTGGGCTTTGTTTTTGTTGTTCGAGTTGAGTCTTTACAAAGTTATCAACGATTTGACGAAGTTCCCCGACTTCTGAGCTCTGACGCCCTAAAAGCTTTTCAGCTTCTTGGTGCATCTTTGCAATTTCTACCGCAGATTTACCACGATATTTGTCAGGAACATCCTCTTCAACCTCTTCAGTTACCTTTTCAGGCTGCGCGAGTTGTTCGGGCTCGGACTCAAAAGTCTCTTCAGCTTCGGGTTCGAGGGTTTCGTACTCTTCGTCTTCCTCTGTCGGACGCTCGATAAATTTTGCCATATTGTTAAACTCCGTGCTATAATAGCATTATGGAAATATTATTTACGTGCGGCGCTCTCGTGATCCCGTGCCCACTTATCATCAGCGTCGGGCCAGCCAACGCCTTCAAACTTCGTAGAAATCGGAGAGATTATCCGCATTGCAGTGTCGCCGCAGTCGCGGCAGGTTGTATATTTGTCAGAACTGGTCACCCAGTGTTCTTCTAACAAACCACAAGATATACACTTATAATCATACCTTCTCAGCATCAGAGCCCTCCGAAGACATGTCATAAGCGTTTCGGATACCAGTCTCAAAAGATGCTATCCGTTTTAAAATCTTTAATTCACCTTGAGACCTATACAGGTCTTCAATATCTTTGATGGCTGAAACATCGTAAGTCTCGATAGACTCCGTAATCTCATTGATTAATTGTTTCCAACCATCATGAAGAAATAAATCAAAGTACGTTTCATAGTACTTTTCCTCTTCCCTAGTCAATACATTCTCCTTTTTGGTGTATTGGTACTATATAGATTATTCTAGCATAAATCGTGCCAAAAGTCAAGACTTAGGCGTAGACTTTCGCACTGGGGTTGATTGTTTAGTTTCTTCTAAGACTTTAAGTCGCTCATCAAGACCTTGCAGTACTTGATTAATTTCCATTAAAATCTTATCCATATCGCTTTTTGTAATCATGCGTTTGTTTCTCCTTGATTGGACTCTCGCATTTGTTTCTCAACAATTTCTTCATCAGAAGCAATTGCACGTTCTTTTAACAAGAGATCAGCAAGCTTAACTCGACGCTGGAACTCTTGTTCATCCGCATCACCAGGTTGTAAGTTAGTGGACAACACCTTGAGACGACCTGTTTCAGCCTCGTAAGGTAGCAACTGAGTTTCAACTTGATTTTGCTGACTTCTAGATTGGGATTCAGCCGCCTGAGCCTGGAGAGTTGCCAAGGTCGCTTGAGCCTGTTCCATCTGTATTTGCATTTGTGCTTGTTGCATTTCCTGCTGTTGTGGATCAGGTTGCATAGACTGCTGAAGTCCTGCAATAATTTCTTCGCGGTTAGACAAGTTCATGTTATCCACAATCGACTGAACGAGCATTGGATACATTGGAGAATCTTGTCCCATTGTTTGTAGTAACTGTACCAATTGAGTCACTTCGTATTCACGAGCAATGATGCCCAATGAGGATGAAGGGACAAACTTGTAATCTTGAACCGGATAGAGCTCAGGATCAAACTGCATATAACGCCATGCAGCCTTCTGAACAAACGGAATCAAGAAAGACTCTTGGAAGTTAATCAATGTACGCTTGTGGCGCTTGATAATGGCTCCCAAGGACATTGAGATACCAGCGGCTGTAGAGTCTCCGTTGATCGAGCCAGGAATCCCTGCTGCATCAATAGCGCCTGTTGCCATTTGAACCATCTGCTGCAAAGCGGCTGCTTGGTTAAAGGTATTCCCATCCAACTGTCCGAACTTGAACGGCTGTAAAATCTCACGAGGATCGCCGTTCGTAAGGATGGTCTTGCCGGGTCTAACTTCCATTTTAGCTCCGCGAGGGAGGCGTGAAGCATCAACAGCAAGCATAGGGTGTACAGTAAGCGCAAGCGCATCAATTCGAGCTCTTAATTCAGTGTCTAAAGCTTTTTGCGCGTTGTATCCTTTCTCACACACACCACGGCCCCAAAAACGTCCAGGGACA